TATGATTGAAGAGAATGTACATGAAGGTATATTTGGAATCAATATTCATAAGGCTGGAAAGTTTGTAAATGGTTCAACTCAGATTGATAAATGGTCTGCAGGTTGTCAAGTATTCTCTAAGGAATCGGATTTCAACGAATTTATGGAAATTTGTAGAAAAGCTAGAGATATATGGGGAAACTCTTTCACATATACGTTGATAGAATCTAACGATATTTCGTAAAAAAATAAAAAAGTTATGACAATCACCTTATCAGGACAAATATCGTCGGGTAATATAAGCACAGAGTTTGGTAGAGCATATTCTAGCTATATGTCTATTTGGAATGCTAGAAATGGTAGATATGGTTCTATTAATAGTCAATCTGCAAGACATCCTACAAATGGTATTAGTAAAACTAATAGTGGATATGCATGGTCGGATTGGTATGGATATCAACATAATGCAAGACAAGCTCAAATAGGTCTAAGACAAGAGGAGAGATTTGTTGATGCTGATACCAGAGCTTGGGAATTTAGATACAATGGAACAGCTCTAAGTCAAAACTGGCAATGGGGAACTACAAATCTAAGGGCTTGGTTTTATATTCCGATTGGTAATAGATTAGATGTTTATTTTGATAATAATATTAGTTGGGGTGCAAGTTGGAGGCCTGCAACAAGACAAATATATTCAAGCCAAAGAGGATATTTATTAAATGTTAGAGAAAGAGCATCAACTTATAGAAATGTTTCCGGTATTATGGTTCAATCATCAGAGATTATTACTATTTACAATCAAAGTTAAAAAAAGTTATTATGGCAAATCATTATTTTAGAGAAAGAGATTCTTATTTCAAATTAATAGATGAAACACATGAAATAATCTGTGTAACTACTAATTTTACAAACAAATGTATAGCAATGAGCTTTATTGATACTGGTGGATATGATAATATGAAGTCCGCATATAGCGATGGTGGAGCTGATGTTATATCCGAAGAACTCTTTAATGTAAAAAGAGATGAGGTAAAGGATTATATAAATGAAAATCTATAAAAATGGGTAACTGGTTTGTAAAATCTTTTGATAACTACTTTAAGTTTATAGATGATGAATCATCTGTGATTATACTAACATCAGCTAGTTTAGATGAGAGTGGAAGTGATATGGGTATTACCTTTAATCATTTATCAGAAAGTGTACCTAAATATGAAGGTATCAGAGATTCTTTTATATCATCATCTTATTTTACATCATCATATACAGGTTCATCAGAACCAGTACCACAAATTATTAGTGAATCCCTTTGGGAAGAAAAGAAAACAAAATTAAAAAGTTACATAATAAATAGTTTATAAATGAAAATAGTTATAGCGGGTGGAGGTACTGCTGGTTGGTTATCAGCATTATTCCTAGCCAAACAAAATTTACACAGAGATATTCCAGCTTACGATATTACTCTTATAGAGAGTGATGATATTCCAATTATAGGAGCTGGTGAAGGTTCAACTGGAGTACTACAAAAAGTACTCTTATCTACTTTAAGAGAATTGGAAGGATTTGGAGAGCAGGAGTTTTTCGAAAAATGTAATACTACATTTAAATTAGGAATTGATTGTATAGATTGGAATGGTGTAGGTGATAGATTTTTCGAATCATTATCAGGAACTCAAACTTCAGAATGGCCATTAGATAGGGATTTTACCATATGTTCAAAATATGGAAAAGCATCAGAATCTAGTCCTAACGAATATCTTTGGGAAAGGAATCTTACACCATTTTTAAAGAATCAAAATAGTGATAGCTACGAAACTGGATATGCTTATCACTTTGATGCACATAAAGTTGGTGAATGGTTTAAAAAGATTGCATTAGAAAATGGAATCAAATTACAAAAAGGTACAATAACTGATACCAAATTAAATTCAAAAAATGGTGAATTGGATAAAGTAATACTTTCCAATGGAACTGAAATAGAATCAGATTTTTGGATTGATTGTACTGGATTTAATAGAGTACTAAGTAAAGCAGTTGGTTCAGAATGGGTTTCATATTCAGAATATCTTCCAATCAACTCAGCATTAGTTTATTCACATCAATATAACGAAGGTGAAGAAATATCTCCTGCAACAACTGCTTGGGCAATGCCAAATGGTTGGATGTGGCAAATACCAACACAAGAAAGATTAGGGTGTGGATATTGTTATTCTGATAAGTTTGTATCTGAGGAACAAGCTTTGAAAGAACTACAAGAAGTTACTGGTAGAAAGATAACACCTCTTAGAAACATTAAGTTCGATAGTGGTAGGTTGAAAGAAGTTTGGAAAAAGAATGTACTTTCAATAGGATTATCATCTTCCTTCTTAGAACCATTAGAAGCAACATCAATACACTCATCTATTATTCAGTTAGTACAACTAACACAACATCACTTATCACCTTACAAAGAGGATATGATGAGAGAATCAAACATCAAAGCAAATAACGAACACTTTAATATGATGTTAGATGAGTTCAGAGCTTTGATTCAAATACACTATATTACAAAAAGAGATGATACTCCATTTTGGAAATATGTACATAATGATTTAAAGAGAGACCCATTAGTTGAAAGAATTTTAGAAATATGTGAATATAGAGTTCCCAATGCAAATGATTTTCCACATTATAATGGAGCTGCTAGTTGGGGTGTATTCAATTGGATATTGGCTGGTAATGATTTAATCAGTAAAGATGTATTAGATAAATCTCTAAATACTCATAATTTTGAAAAATCATCTGAACAAGTTTACAAACATATGGTAAAACAATACACATTTGATAGTAAACAACACTTCCCACATACTGAATTTATCAATTGGGCAAAAGATTTTTCAAAAAAACCAAAATAAATTTGGTAATATCAAATTAATTCCTTATATTTGTATTAACAAATGAGGAAAAAAACTTTTTTAAATAAAAATCCAAAAACTTTTGGAATTGTTAAAAACTTTTCGTATATTTGTATAAATAAATGGAGATAGACCCTCTTAAAACTGGGTTTTTTGATATTTATATATGGTGTAGGAAAGACACCAAAATAAAACCATTAAATAAATAAACCTTTAAAATTTAAAAATTATGGCACTAGATTTAAGCGCAATCAGAGGTAGACTGAACAAACTACAAAACACTTCAAACAGAACATCTAATCTATGGAAACCAACACCTGGTAAACACCAAGTGAGAGTAGTTCCTTATAAGTTTTCTCCTGAGAATCCTTTTATTGAATTATTCTTCCATTACAACATCAACAACAAAACGTATTTGTCTCCTTCTTCTTTTGGAAGACCGGACCCTATCGTTGAGTTCGCTGAAAAGTTGAAAAGAATGGGTGATAAAGAAGATTGGAAAGCAGCTAAGAAAATGGAACCGAAATTAAGAACTTTTGTACCTGTACTTGTAAGAGGAGAGGAATCAGAAGGAGTTAAGTTCTGGGGATTCGGAAAGACTGTTTACCAAGAAATCTTAGGTTACATCGCTGATCCTGATTATGGAGATATTACTGACCCTACTAATGGTAGAGACATTACTATCGAATATACATCAGCTGAAGATGCAGGAACTTCTTATCCTGTAACTACTATCCGTGTTAAACCTAATACTACTCCATTAGGAAAAGATGATACGGCAAATCAAAACTTTATTGAAACTCAAACTAATATTACTGATATCTATTCAGAATTATCTTACGATGAGTTAAAATCAGTATTAGAAGGTTGGTTAAACCCAACTGCAGATGAAGCTAATGAGAGTGTATCTCAACAAACACTTTCAACACCTTCAACTAAAGCAGCACCTGCTCCAGTAGCAGCACCTGCGGCAGCTGTAAGTACTGAAGAAAAAAAGAAAATGGATGATGTTGCATCAGCATTTGATGATTTGTTTAACGGATAATATATAATAAATGGCAAAAAAAGAAATGGATTTAGCAGCGGAACTAGCTTCCGAACTAAACAAATATAGTAAAGACCAGAAGGTTGCCTTCTTTTTAGGAGAAGATGACGCACCTACAAATGTAGCTGGGTGGGTATCAACCGGATGTGCTATGTTAGATGTTGCCATTTCGAATCGCCCTTATGGTGGACTTCCTATTGGAAGGATTGCTGAAGTAACTGGTTTAGAACAAAGTGGAAAATCATTAGTATCTGCTCACCTCCTTGCTGAAACACAAAGGCAAGGTGGTGTTGCGGTTCTAATAGATACTGAAACTGCGGTAAGTAGAGAATTTTTAGAAGCAATTGGTGTAGATGTAGCAAAGCTACTTTATGTATCAGCTGATTCAGTAGAACAAATTTTCGAATTTACCGAAACAATCATTGAAAAAGTAAGAACCACACAAAAAGATAAGTTAGTAACAATCGTAGTAGATTCCGTTGCAGCCGCTTCAACTAAAAAAGAGTTAGCAGCTGATTATGATAAGGATGGATACGCTACTGATAAAGCTATTATTATCTCAAAAGCGATGAGAAAGATTACCAATCTAATTGGTAGGCAAAAAATAACCTTAGTATTCACTAATCAATTAAGACAAAAGATGAATGCTATGTTTGGTGACCCTTGGACTACTTCTGGAGGAAAAGCTCTTGCATTCCATGCATCGGTTAGACTTCGTTTGAAGAATATGGGACAAATCAAACAAAAGGTGAACGGTACTGATAAGACAATTGGTATGAAAGTACGTTGTCAGGTTATCAAAAACCGAATGGGACCCCCATTAAGGTCTGCTGATTTTGAAATATTCTTTGATAGAGGAATTGACAATTATGGTTCTTGGTTAAGTGTAATGAAGGAAAATAAATTGTTAAAGCAAGCTGGAGCTTGGTACACTTATGTTGATACGGATACTGGAGAGGAAATAAAATTCCAATCCAAAGACTTTATTGAGATGATGGGAACTAAGGTTGAGTTAAGAGAACAAATCTATAAAAAGATTTGTAATGAAACTATCTTACAATATAAATCAGATTCTACAGATATAGAAGCACATGAGTTAGATACTGCAGGTGCAGAAGTAGTAGATTAAAATAAATAAAAAGTTATGAGCAAATTAAAAGAAATGTTAAAGACATCTGCTTCGGCAGATAAGGCAAAAGCCCTTCTTACATTGGAGTTGTTAGAGAAGCATCCCGCAGGAATCGGAGACCATTCAACCAAAGATTTCTATGAGAACGCAGAATCGGCACTTCAAATGTTAGTTGATGCAGATGATAGATTAGAAGCAATCGAAAAGTATTTCGGTGAATCTAATAATATTAACTACACAACTACAACTACATAATGAAAGGACTCTACAAAGATATCCTCAGCGAAGTAAGTGAGGAACATAAGACTAATCATCTTCGTGAAAGGAATAGTAGGGTTATGATTATTGATGGATTAAACACCTTTATCCGTAGCTGGACAACCAACCCCACAATGAATGAGGATGGTGACCATACGGGTGGGGTGATTGGTTCACTTAAATCTATTGGATATCAAATCAGAGAATTCAATCCAACCCGATGTATCGTTACCTTTGATGGTAAAAATGGTTCACAATCAAGAAAGAAAATCCACGAAGGATATAAAGTTGGTAGAGAAAAGAACCGATTCAGAGTAAACCGTCAATATCAAGGTATGATGGATGAGGAGCAAGAAAGACTTTCTATGAAACAACAATTTGTTTGGTTAAATGATATATTAGATTCACTTCCAGTACAAACAATGATTTATGATGGTATTGAGGCAGATGATACAATCGCTTATCTAACTAAACATACTCAGTATGATTTAGATGGAGAAGTTGTAATTGTTTCAACTGATAAAGATTTTCTTCAATTAGTTTCAGATAATGTAAAAGTGTTTTCACCTACTAAAAAGAAAATGTACAATAGACAAGTTGTATTTGATGAGTTTGGTATATGGCCTGAGAACCTTCTATTATATAGAACATTGGATGGTGATAAATCAGATAACATACCAGGCATCAGAGGATGTGGTATTAAAACTCTTTTAAAGAGGTTTCCTGAACTTTCTGAAGATAGAACTATAACACATGAAGAATTCTTTAAACTATGTGAGGAGAAGCAAGGTAAAATCAAAATGTATGATGATATCTTAAAAGCAAAAGACCAACTCCTTATGAATAAGAGGTTAATGGAATTACATGAACCACATATCCCAACAAATCAGAAGTTGCAAATTTTAGATAGATTCAACGAAAATGATATTGAATTTAAAAAGTTAGATTTCCTTAGAGTAGGTCAGAAATATAAGGTACTCCAAAATTGGAGAGACATAAATGATTGGTTACATTCAACTTTTCATAATATTATTATAAAATAAATTTTGTTAATCCAAATATTTTTCGTATATTTGGAATCAAATAGGTTATAGATGCAAAACACAGATACACTTTCTAAATACGGACAATCTTTTCAAACCAAAGTAATATCAACTTTGATTGCAGATGTACGTTTGTTAGATACCCTTAGTGAAATTATACATCCTAAGTTTTTTGAAGCTGAAGCTAATAAGTGGATTGTTGACGAAATAATCAACTACTATTATGAATTTAAGAAACCACCAACTTTAGATGTATTCAAATCAGAGATATCTAAATTAGATGATAGGGGTTTTCAAAAGAATGTAATAGAACAACTTAAATTTGTTTTTACCAAAGTTGGTGATTCTGACTTAGATTATGTAAAGAAAGAGTTTTCTTCATTTTGTATTAATCAAAACCTTAAAGAAGCAATCGTACAATCTGTTGATTTATTAAAAGCTGGTTCTTATGATAAAATCAAAGACTTAGTAGATAAGGCAATGAAGGTTGGTATTGATTCCGATATGGGGCATGATTATCTATTAGATTTTGAAGAACGAACAACTGAAATTAATAGAAACTCAGTTTCTACTGGATGGAGTTGTATTGATGATGTTATGGATGGTGGTTTAGGACCTGGAGAATTAGGAGTAGCAGTTGCACCATCTGGTGTTGGAAAGACTTGGGTATTGTGTGCATTGGGAGCAGCCGCTGTAAAAGCTGGACTTAATGTGGTACATTACTCATTAGAACTTTCAGAACATTATGTTGGACAACGTTACGATACTGTTTTTACTCAAATTCCATCTACTGATGTGAAGGAAAAGAAAGAAACTGTATTAGAGAAGATATCGAGATTAAAAGGTAAACTTTTAATTAAGTACTATCCACCAAAGGGAGTATCTCCTAAGAAAATAGAAGCACATATTGAAAAGTTATCAGCAGCAGGTAATAAACCCGATTTAATTATTATTGATTATGCCGATTTGTTACTTTCTCATACCAATAAATCAGATTCAACGTATGGTGAACAAGGTGGTGTTTATATTGAACTAAGAGGTATAAGTGGTGAATTGGGTATTCCAATTTGGACAGCATCCCAAACGAATCGTTCAGCAATCGATTCTGAAGTTATTGAAGCAGATAAGATTGCAGATTCTTATGCTAAAGTTATGAACGCTGATTTTATTATGAGTATCAGTAGAAAAGCTAAAGATAAGTTAAACAATACTGCTAGATTTCATATTATGAAAAATAGATTTGGGCCCGATGGAATTACATTTCCATCTAAAATGGATACAAATACAGGTTTTATTGAAGTGTATGATGGTAATTCTTCCGATGGAATTATTACACAAAAGGAATCTGCCGATGGAGGGCAGATGGAAAAAAAGTTACTCCATAAAAAATATGTAGAGAATTTCGGTTAATACTATCAAAATTAGTAAACTCTATAAAAAATATTTTAACAGTCAACTGAAAAGTTGTTGAGAAAATATCAAAAACAAAAAACTATTGAAAATATAGATAGAAACTTAATTTTTTCTAATATATACAATAGTTATACACACCGAACAACGAATAACCTGCGTTCGGTTTTTTAATTTAATTAATTTATAAAAATAAAGCTTATGGCAAATTCACAAGAAATTTTCGAAGAAATTACTGAACTATTCTCTCAATTCGATGAGAATCACAACTCAACTACTAAAAGTGGTAAATCAAGAGCAAGAAAGGCAATTGGTGAAATCAAAAAGTTGGTAACTGATTATAGAAAAGCTTCAGTAGAAGAAAATAAGTAATTAGATAATGGAAGTTATTGAATATCTCAAAAATCATATTAGAACTGATTTGAAACCTTCACCTATTCATGGTATTGGTACATTCGCTCTAAGAGACATAGAAATTGGAGAACCTATTTTTTATTTATGGCCAAACGATAGTAGAGTTTATACTATAAGTTTAGATGAATACGATGAGTTACCAAACTATGTTAAAATGATGATTAAAAAGGGATATGAAAATAAGGCTGAGTATCCAGTTATATGGTTTAGATTATTCAAAGACTGTTACTGGAACTTAGCAAATCCATTAGCATTTACCAACACTGGTGGAGAAAATGCAAACTTTGATTCTTACAAAAGAATCGCAATTAAGAAAATTAAAAAAGGAGAAGAACTTTTAGGAACCTATAAGTTAGAAAATACGATAACATGACATTTGATGAATTAATTGATAACATCACCCAATGGGCTGATGATAAGGGAATACTTGTTTCTGATAATATCCCTCAACAAACTATGAAAGTTATGGAAGAGTTGGGAGAAACGGCAGGAGCAATTTTAAAACATAAAAAAACAGATGAGGTCATCGATGGGATTGGTGATATATTTGTAACAGTTATAATTTTGAGTAAACAATTAGGTTTAGACCCTACCGAATGTTTGGAGCATGCTTGGAATGAAATCAAAGATAGAAAGGGTAAAACAGTAAACGGTACATTTATAAAACAAGAAGAACTATGAGCAACTTTGTAGATACAACAGCGGAAAACGTAAGATTCGTAATTAAAAGAAATGGTGAAAAGGTTTCATTTGAATTGAGTAAAATGAAAAGTGCAATTACTAAAGCTATGAAAAGTATCGATAAGGTAGATGAAGAAATGGTTGAGAAGATTGCAAATAGTAGTGAAATATCTATTTATAGAAATCCAAATCACATTCCTCATGTAGATGAGATTCACGATATAGTGGAAAACAAACTGATGGATAGTGGTTTAAATGATGTAGCAAAAGAATACATCATCTATCGTTCAAAACACCAACCAAATATCTTTAAGAAAAGAGTAAATCTTAAACCTTACGAATATCCTCAGTTAGTAGAATACGTTGATGCTATTAGACACTCATATTGGGTTCATACTGAATTTAACTTTATTTCAGATGTACAAGATTTCAAAGTACATTTAAATGATAAAGAAAGAACTTCAGTTACAAGAGCTATGTTAGCAATCTCACAAATTGAAGTCGCTGTTAAATCATTTTGGGGAGATATCTACAAAAAGATGCCAAAACCTGAGATTGGGGCAGTTGGTGCAACTTTCGCTGAATCGGAAGTTAGACACGCTGATGCATATTCTAATCTAATTCAAGTATTAGGATTAAACTCAGAGTTTGAAAATCTTTTACAGGTACCAGGTATCAGAAAAAGAATTAAATATTTAGATAAAACAATGAATGCTAGTAGGTCAATTGAAAACAAAGATTACTTTGAATCAGTTGTTCTATTTTCAATGTTTATCGAAAACGTATCGTTGTTCTCACAATTTTTAGTTATTATGTCTTTCAACAAATACAAAAATGTATTGAAAGGTACTAGTAATGCAGTTGAGGCAACATCAAAAGAAGAAAAGATTCATGCAGAATTTGGATTTGATTTAGTAAATACAATCAAAAAAGAAAATCCAACTTGGTGGACTGATGAATTAAAAGAAGATTTAGTTGATGCAACTTTAGATGCTTACGATGCAGAAGCAGATATAGTTGAATGGATTTTTGAAGAAGGTGATTTGGATTTCCTTACCAAAGAACAAACTTTAGAATTTATTAAACATAGATTCAACGAATCATTAAACGCCATTGGAATTGATAGTGTATTTAGTGTAGATGAAAAGATATTAGAAACTACTGAGTGGTTTGATGATGAAATTCTAACTACAAAACACACCGATTTCTTTAATAAAAGAAGTATAAATTATAGTAAAAAACAAAAGTCAATCACCGAAGATGACTTATTCTAAAACACAGTTACAAATAAAATTATGAACGATAGACAACCATTCGATTGGATTAACGAAGAATCCATAACCTTCCTCAGACGAGGATACCTAAGTGAAGGTGAAGAACCCTTAGATAGAATTAGAATAATCGCAAATCATGCAGAACACCTATTAGGAATCGAAGGGTTTGCTGATAAGTTTTATGGATATATGAGTAAAGGATGGTATTCTTTATCATCACCAGTATGGGCAAACTTTGGTAAACAAAGAGGATTACCTGTAAGTTGTTTTGGTTCAAATGTTGCTGATAATATCGAATCTATTTTATTTACACAAGCTGAAGTTGGTGAAATGAGTAAAATGGGAGGTGGTACTTCTGGTTACTTTGGAAACCTAAGAGGTAGAGGTGCACCAATTACTGATAATGGTAAAGCACCTGGTGCTGTTCACTTTATGAACTTATTCCAAAGTGTTGTTGATAATATTTCACAAGGTTCAACTCGAAGAGGTAGATTCTCACCTTACTTACCAATAGAACATCCAGATATTATGGAGTTCTTAGAAATTGGAACCGAAGGAGCTACAATCCAAGACTTAACTCATGCCGTAACTGTAACTGATGAGTTTATGGAATCTATGATTGCTGGTGATAAAGATAAAAGAGCTGCTTGGGCAAAGGTAATTCAAAGAAGAGGAGAAATCGGATATCCTTATATTATGTTCCATGATACTATGAACAAAAACACTGTTGATGTTTATAAAGATAAGGGAGCAAAAATCTATAATTCAAATTTATGTTCAGAAATAGCACTACATAACTCAGAAGAAGAATCATTTGTATGTGTACTTTCTTCAATGAACGTACTACATTATGATGAGTGGAAAGATAGTGATGCAGTAGAAACTCTAACTTATTTCTTAGATGCAGTTGTAACTGAATTTTGTACTAAAATAGAAGCATATAGAGATAATGGTACTATTGAAGGTAAACGTGCATTTATGTATATGGAAAAAGCTTACAACTTCGCTAAAAGACAAAGAGCATTAGGTTTAGGTGTTTTAGGATGGCATTCACTTTTACAATCTAAAGGATTGGCATTCGATACTAAAGATAGTGCAAAATTAAATGTTGAAGTATTTAAATCTATTAAAGATAAATCATATAAAGCATCCGAAGAGATGGCACAAAAATATGGTGAACCTGAATATTTAGTTGGATATGGTAGAAGAAACGTTACTCTTAATGCAGTAGCACCAACAACTTCATCAGCATTTATATTAGGACAAGTTTCACAATCAATAGAACCAATATGGTCAAATTGTTATGTGAAGGATGTAGCTAAAATGAAAGTAACTATTATGAATCCAATCCTTAAAAAATTACTTATTGAATTAGGTAAAGATACTAAGGCAACTTGGAATAGTATTAAAAAGGCAGATGGTTCAGTACAACATTTGGAATTCTTAACTGATGAACAAAAAGATGTATTTAGAACATTTGCAGAAATTAATCAATCATCTATTATTAATCAAGCAGCAATCAGACAAGATTTCATTGACCAATCACAATCATTGAATATAATGGTTTCACCTGATATGCCAACTAAGACTATTAATAAATTATTGATTGATGCATGGAAGTTAGGAGTAAAAACTCTATACTACCAACACTCAATGAACTCAGCACAAGCATTTGCTAGAAAAAAGATGAGTATTGATGATATGAGTTGTGCAGCTTGTGAAGGATAATAAATTAAAAATTAAACAATAAAGTTATGATAGAATTAAAAAAGTTCGAAGCTGATTGGTGTGGACCTTGCCGAATGCTAAAGCCCACCTTTCAAAAATTAGAAGAAACATTTGGAAATTCAATAAAATTTTCGTATATTAACGTAGATGAACACCAAGATGAAGCTGCTAAGTATAATGTTCGTTCAATTCCAGTAGTGGTAATTGAAAAGAATGGAACGGAAGTTCAAAGATTACAAGGAGCACAATCTGAAATGGCATACAACAATGCGTTAAACGAACTTTTATAAAGAATGCCAATACTAAGAGGACAGACTCATCCATCTGCAAAGTTAACGGATGAGCAGGTTATACAAATAAGAAGGTTATGGAAAATGGGACATAGAAATGTACGAGTTATGGCTCGTAACAATAAATGTTCCTCAGCCAATATCATAAAGATTGTCAGAAATAAAACTTGGACACACTTAAATGAATTTTGGTCTGGAAGTTTATGATGGAAGAAAAAACATATTGTGATACTTCCAAACTATCCATTCGTCTTATAACAAAATCGGTAGCAAAAGATATTATTGTAAATAACCATTATAGTGGTTTATGGACAAAGGTATCCTACGCTATTGGATTGTTTACTTCAGATGTTGAAGAACATCCGTTCTTTGATAACGTAGAAGATAAGTTAATTGGGGTAGCTTGTTATGGAGACCCAATTGGTAGAAGTGCTGGACAATCTATATCACCTCTTTTAGAAAGAACCGAAGTATTGGAACTAACCCGATTATTTGTATTTGATGATTATGGTTCAAATATAGAGAGTTGGTTCTTAGGTCAAACATTTAATTGGTTAAAAGAAAATGTACCTCATATAAAAGGATTGATATCTTATTCAGACCCTAAAGAAGGTCATTGTGGTACAATTTACCAAGCAACTAATTGGTTGTATCAAGGTAATAAACTCAGATTTAACGATAGTTGGGATTTTCGTTGGGAAGAAGGTGGTGAATGGCACCATCAGAGAACATCTTATGTTAAATTTGGAACAAATAATCCCAAAGAAATTCAAAAGATAAGTTCATCTACATTTTGGATAAGAAAGAATCCAAGAAAACATAGATATGTGTATATCTTAGCAAAAGGTGGTGTTAGAAGAAAGTTAATGAAAAACATAAAGCACCCATTATTCCCATATCCAAAGGAAAATGAACAATTTGTAGAAGAAATAATAAAAATGGAACCAATAAATTTGGTAGTTTAAAAATAAATTTGTATATTAGTGTTATGAGTGAAGAAAAAGATATTGAAGAAATCCTAATTGAATCACATTCATATGGATTAAGAACTGAAGTAATGGAAACAGCTTCTAAAATTATGGGTAGTAATCCAAAAATGAGGAGAATTGATGCATATCACCAAGCCTTTAAAGAATGGGTAAAGTAGAAGGAAAGCATTATGTAGATGCATCTAAAGTAAGTGTAGCTCCTATTGCTAAATCTATCGCTAAAGATATGATTATCAAAAAGCACTATACTCACGCTTGGACTGCTTGTAGATACGCATTGGGTATCTATCACACAATGGATGAAAAGGATATATTCGGAAATGACCAACAATTAGTTGGTGTAGCTGTATATGGATTTCCAGTTGGTGCAAAAGCATCTACTTCAGTTTGTGAAGGGTTAACCAAAGATAACATATTAGAACTCACTCGTTTATATGTA